TTATCCAAATCTGGAATTTCGTCCAAAATACTTTCTTCGTACACTTCCTTACGTTCTACGAAGTCAATACGACTGGCTTCGTTGAATTTGTTTTTACCGATGCTTTTTTCATCAAACCGGATTTTCAACGTATATCCTTCTTCCAAATCAGGGAATACTTCGTAATCAGAGTTTTCCTGCAATTCATCATTCAACAGATTCTGGAATAAATATTGACTGATATCCCATAGGTAGGGTTTTTCATCCAACTTCTCATGCCCAATAGGAATCACCACATACAGGTTGCGGAGGGAGGCTTTCAAGGCATCTGTTTCCTCTTTGTCTGCCCCTTCCTTCATGCGTTTTGTCCGGTATTCACAAATGGGGCATTTCTTACCTACACTGGTTGGACAGACAAAAGAATCATTACTACTACCAATACTACGGTGGATTTTGAAAGGGCGCCTGTACCACAGTTCTCCAGGAATGGCAATTTCCAGTTTGTCGTCCCTATCAGGATGATTTTCATCACTTACAATGTAAGGCATAATATCCAACTGGATTCTGCCTTCATCCAATTTCAATATTTCTACATCCTTAGGCATATTCAAATACCCATAGCTGGATGCATCTTGTTTTTGTTTTTCAACATTCCAGGACACCTTGCCACGGAATTTACTCTTTGTTTTGCTCATCTTTCTTGTTTTTAAATGTTTCAATAATTTGTTTTTCAAAGTCACGTAATCCATGCAACCATCCCATCATTTGTATTTTACTCAAAAGATACATCAGGAAAGGACTTAACAGGATCAGTAATACGATTAATATGATTTTCATTTTTTATGTTTTAAAAAAGAGTGAGGAAAGACATACTTCCCCAAGTAGTTCAGAAAAATGATTTACCATTTTCAAAGAACATTTCCTCACTCTTTACTTTTTGGAAACAATAATTTTTTCTCCGCCAGACAATATCTTTTCGTTGTTATTCGTAATTTCTCTGTATTAGGTTGAGATAGAAACTTTTTAACAGTTATAGTAACTACATCATCTACTTCAAAATGAATGTCTACAGAAATAACATCTTTCGAGTCAATTCCAAAACATTCCAGAATTTTTATTGCCGTATCATTTGATTGAATAGCCATAATTTATTGTCTCCTTTTCAGTTTCATTCCAACCCCGGCATCCACTTGCTTTTGCTGCTCCTCACGGAACTGTCGTTCCTCACTCAGGTTGCGGGGCATCTTCGGTCCGGCAAAGTACTGTTGTCCAAACAGCTTCACCAGGTTTTCCAAGGCATTTTTACGATGTTCAAAAGCATTTACAGCTCCTTTTGCAATCTTTCATAATTTGTTTATACTTTTCTTGCACCAAGATGGTATTACTTACAGCACCTTCTGTAATTTTACTCAATCCAAACTTTTCAGGGTCAGTACGGATTTCCGCATCCAACTCAGCTTTCACTACATCCACCTGTTCTTTTAGAATGTCCCGCTCCATGCTGAGCTGTGCAACATATTGAGCATATTTGAGCATCAGTTTTGGTTGATCCAGCCATTCCAAATCTAATGCACTGTCGTCAATTGTGATGTCTTTTTCGTAGTTCATGACTTATATTGGTTTTTAAGTTGTTTAAAAATAACGCTTTTTTAATATGGTTTTCTTTTGTAAGTTGGCTCACTTGTTATCACTGGGTTTCTTGCTGTTTATGGCTCGCTTATGAAATGTAGTTTTCTTTTATGCTTTGACTCATTTATTTATTTACTAACTTGCATGTTTTTTACCTAAATATTCCTCAGCATAAGGCACTCGCACCGACAATCCTTCAATCTCTCTCCATGCGGCATACAAATCCTTCAAAAACATCTTTACCATATACCGAATGGCCGCATTGTTGCGATGTCCTTTGCTAACATTTTTCCATGGTTTACCATCTCCTTTCCGGGCTTTACCTTCATTTATTACAATGGAATCTTCATTTTCCAAACGGAGTTTGTATGGATAATAAAATTCCAAAGCATATGAGTTTTGAGCTTTTATGAATCCAGCTCCCATCACACCAACCAGATGAGTTCGCAGGTTTTTATTATATGGTAAAACGTATCCTTCCGTAGCTCTGTCTCCACGAATCATATCATTTGTTTCTATAATATAATCGTTCCCGTCATTTTTGATATTAGGAACTTCCGTTATGATAGTTCCCATTATCGGTTTGTACTCTTTTTTGGAAACTCGTTTTTTGCCTTTTACCATTCCAGGATTCAATCCTGCATATTGCCACATTTTAGATACCGTGGTTGCTTTTTCAATATCAAAACTACTGATAATCCATCCGGCAGCAATCTCTCCCACTCCTTTCACTTCTTTCAACCATTCATTATAAATAGGAAAACGTAGTAATACTTTTTTCAACATCTTTTCAGTTTGCTTTTCCTGTTGTCGGGCATTTTCTGATATAAGTTTAAAATTCTCTATATCCTCTAATGCAAAACTTCGAACATCCTGTATTTTCTGTTGTGTTCCATCTGCTTTTATTCCTAAACGATTATCCATACGTTTACGCATAGCTTGAAAATCTTCTCTGGCTCGGAGATACATTCTCAGGGCTGATCGGTTGTCCTGGTTTGAAAATTTGGTTTGTTTCATTTTGTTTTGGTTTACTTTTTAATGTTTGACTCGCTTTCAACCTGTGGGTTTCTTTTTATTGTTGGCTCGCTTGCCAGGGCTGGTTTTCTTTTTGATACTGGCTCGCTTGCCAGGCTTGATTTTCTTTTTGATACTGACTCGCTTTGGCATTATGGGTTTCTTTTAGGATATGGCTCGCTTTTTATCGTTGGTTTTCTTTTACTACCTGGCTTAAACTTTTTCAAGTACTCTCTTTTTCTTTTCTAATTTAAAATACTGATCAATAGCTTCCCGTAATTCCTTCAATATTGCTTTGTTGCTCTCAGTATATGGAATATGTCCATTATTTAACCACCGTAGTAATTGCCCAACCTGAGAAGCTAATGGGAATCCCCGATCCTTCTTTTCATGCTCTACATACTGAGCTTCTGAAATAATATTTTCTGTTTCAAAACCTCTCTTAACAGGCTTGTCTTCAATTCCACCACTTTTCAATTCCACCCGTACAATACCATCTCCATACGATTCTACCCGACGGACAGAAACATTAAAGATAGAAGCTATTTCATTCACTGAAACTCCTGCTTCTGCCATAGCAGTAGTTAATTTACGACGGGTAAAATCATCCATTGGACTACCATGTGTGGCATTTTCTTTAGCAAAGTCTTTCAGTACTTCTGCCTCAGATACATATTCCCGCATTTCCACCATGATTTCATGATCTTCTCCATACTCTTTTAACAATGCTGTTAAACGATGATTTCCACTCACTACACGGTTTGTTCCTTCTTCAACTATCATAAAGGGCATGTTTGCTCCTTCACGATAGGCTTGTCGGTAACGACTTACAAACACCTGATTTATATGCCGGATGGCTGTCAGCTTTGGGTCTATAATAAGACTGTTGATTAATATTTTTGTTGTTTTCATTTTTACTAATTTTTTAGTTATTACTATTATGGCTCGCTTATATTATTTGGTTTTCTTTTAACTTATGGCTCGCTTTTGCTGATTGGTTTCCTTACCGCTGTTGACTTATATTGGTTTTTCATTATTTTCATTTTAAAAAGGAAAGGACTAATCACAAACTCCAACGTATGTTTTCACCCTTTCCCTCAGACAGCTGCCTATCCACCGGACATAGCGGACCGTCTGACCAGGGCCGAATATTATGCTTGCATCGGTTGGTTTTTGCTTCTTAAATATCATTATTCCCAAAGAACATATTCAAAAATTTTCCATGCCATGAAATCACTTACATGCTTATCATTTTTTTCTTCTTCTCGTATTTCCTTTTGATGAAATGCAATAGCCATTTCTGCTCCTTTCTTAGTTCGATGTAGACTTATAAGCCCAAAACAACTTTCATGGATCATTCCATTATACATTGCAGCATATATTATCATTTCTTTATTTATTTCATTACACTATAACATCCGTACACAAGTCCCGAGAAGCCAACATCGTATAACGGCTCCAGAAACGCTTCAATTACTGCCGCAGCCTGATCGTTCGTGTATGATCGTTTCATTTTCATTTTATCCTTTAATTATCGAATAGCAAGCGTAGGTAAGCCCTGGAAAGCCAACATCGTATAACGGCTCCAGAAACGCTTCAATTACTGCCGCAGCCTGATCGTTCGTCCCATTCAATAACACTGACTGAGCATATCCTAAT